GCCGAGAATCACGTGCGCAGTTTTGTAGCCGACACCCGGCAACTCCACCAGTTCTCCGGTCTTGGGGTCCCTAGCCTTGGTCCATTTCATCAGTTCCTTGGGAACCTCAGAGTATTCCCCTGAGTTGACCCTCTTCTTCAGGGTACTCCTATTAAAAGTTCCCTGCCCAAGATTGAATAAGAAGTCGATTAGGGCCGAGTATTGATTGGAGCTTAATAGCTCCGGGTGGTCGAGGCTTTCCTCCAGGGCCTTCTCCCGCTCCTTGAGATCCTCTCGGAGGAGGGTGTCAGCCTCTTCGGCCGTGATGCCGCGCAGAAGGAAGTCTTCCCCGCCATTGATCTTGTGGCCCCATCCAATCGTTAGGTGTCCGGCGGGGTCCATGTAGGGTTTCAGGCGAAGGGATTCAGAGGTTTTGATGATGTCGATTCCAGATTGATTCGTTCGTCGTGTCATTCCTCTCCCAGAACAGGGTAATCGGGCCACTTTAAGGTAGTAACAAACAGGGTAACGGGCTTATTCTCTTTTACTTTCCTTTTCCGTTGGAGATCATCGCGTCGAGCTTGTTTTCAATGCGCTGAAGCCGCCTATCCATCTCGGGATAGACGGCCTCTAGAGTGGTGATTCTGTTCCCGGCGATTTCCAGCTTGGCCTCCTGGGCCTCGATGCGCTGGCTCAGGGCGGCGAGCTGGCCTACCAACATGTAAGCCACTACCCCCATGAGCGCGGTCAGCGTCCACCGGGCCAGAGCAGACCATGAAAATGGGAAACCCTCTTCCCCGTTTTTCATGGATCACTCCGAAGAGACAAGCTCCAGCTTGGGCTTCTCTTCCTGCTCCAGTTGACTGAGCCAGAATTCGCAGTCCTGAATGGCTCCGCCAATGGCGTTTCCGTTGGCCTGAATCCGGTCAAGAGATTGCCTCAGTTCTGCTAGGCGCTTTTCGATGGCTTCGCGGTCAATCATCATGACGGAGCGGTATCCCAAAGCCTAATATACCGGGTTTCGGTACCAATAAGGACCTTAATCCAGCCGTTCTGTGAACCGCCGTTCGTCTCCGTGGACTTTGCCGGAAGCTCATCGTCCGGGAGCCAGAGGAGATTTGTGAACCCGCTTGAGGTGTTGGTCAGGTGAAGCAGAGACTTCGTGGTGCCAGAAGCGTTCTCGACGTTGATGGCCGAAACATCTTCGGCGCTCACGTCTGTGACGTTGGACTGAACGGCTAGGAACATGGTCGCAGCCACGCCGCCGGAGTTGAACGTCTCCCCATTGAGAAGGAGCTTTGCCCAGATGGGGAAGATTCCAACGGCGGGGGCACCGGCCGCAGTCGTCACCGTTGAGCCAGCGTCCACCTGGCAGATTGCCTGAATGGCAAACATGCTCTTGCAGGAGGCGCCGCTATCCATGAACGGGAAGAACCCGGCACCCAACACCTCGGCAACCCCCTCGGTATGCAGCTCTCGATAGTCCGTGTAGACCTGGGCCGGAGTCGCGTCAACCGTCCCGCTAAATGCGGTCCAGCCGGAGATCCTGGTTGGGGTGATACTGATCCCGCGAATCGCGTTTGTGTTGTCTGCCAGGGTGAGGCTTTCCAGGTTGATCGGATGGCTTGCCGGGGTCCCGGAAGACAGGTCCAGGGCATCCGCCGTGACCGTCTCAAACCGGCTGATGTTCTTGGAAGCGTCCACAACAACGGCCTTGGAGGCCGTCACTGTCCCGGCCGTCACGCCATCAAGCCAGCCGATTTCCGTGGAAGTAAGCTCTTGACCCCCAATCTTGAGGGTAGAGACCTTTGCGGCAATTGGCTGGACATTCTCCACCACATCCGCATAGGGGTTTTGCGCCAGATTAGGCATTGTGTTTCCTCCTGTGCGCCAGTCCCGGCGCTGTTGTTATTCTACAGCATTGTTGTGTTCAAAGTCTGCGATTCTTTCATTCCACAAGATTGCAAAGGCGGTCATCTCTGACTCAGCCCGCTGAATCGCTTCTTCCCAATCCTCTTTCTCTAGGTATGGCCGAAGTTTCAGAAGTTCTCTCCACGCCTTCACCTGCCCCTGCATTTCTTCTCTTGCCTTGGCCAGCTCGGAACTAAATCCAGCCCTTCCTGGATAGGAAAGATTTCGCATTCCGGCCTCTTGAAGATCGCCAGCGTTGTCCGCTGCAATCACGGACCTTCCCTCTCCAATCAGCTTTGCGGAGCGCTCCCAGAATGCCACCGCCGGGGCAGAAGATGGACCAATCGGGGCGCGAGACACGAAGCTCCTGATTTCTGGCCATTCCCACCAGCCGCGATAAGGGCGTACCGCCTCTCCGCCGAGGGTTTTGTCCGCCAGCTCAATGACAGACTTTCCGAGCGTCCCGGTCTGTTGTTCCACAATATGCTGAATCTGGGCGGGACCCATTGGAAATCCGGTTTCTCGAATGG